TAAACTGTATTCTACCTCTAGTTGGGTGTTGAATATAGCAATATTTTTTCATAAAATATACAGGGTCCTTAGCACATTTAATATACTCCTGTTTTATGATTTGTTTGATGTTAGTATTAGCCATATAATTATACGTATTAAGCTATAGCGTTTTTAACTTGCTCTATACGTTCTTTAGTTGTACCTTTTATAGTAATAGCTTTTTTACTGCAATGCATTCCTATAATTGATCTTATTTCTCTATCAATAGCCATTCTATATTCAGCATCTGTTTCTCTAACACCATTATCTTCTATTTTTACACCTTTAGGTGAAACATAAAATAAATAATCATATTCTTGTATTAAGTGAAATAAAGCTGCACTTAAGTGATGTTTTTCATAATCTTTCATTGACGTAGATAATTTAGAAAATGCCATAACATCAATAATTGTTCTATCTGTTATAATATTCTTTTGCATTAATTCAGCTGCTCTTTCAGCTGCAAATACCAATTGACCTTTATAAGTACTATCTGTATTTAATGGTATACCCATTTCCATAAGATATTTTGAACGTTCTGTTCTAAAAGTGTAATTTTTAAATTCAGGTAATTCCTTTAGTGCTTTTACTAATGTAGTTTTTCCTACACTCATTGTACCACAAAATCCTATTTTCATATTAAATTGACTTTTTTACACCATTCCAAATGGTGTTGATAATTTATTAAAATTTCTTCTCCTTTTTGTATCTTTTTTATAGATTTAAATATAAATAATCTACGTTTTTCATTAGTTTCCCAATCTGCATTAGGTTTAGGAGATGAATTATATATCTCTCCTACCCCTAAAACCCAAGCTATTTCTTGCATAGTATTTCGTGGAAATCTAAACATATACTTTCCTAAGTCATTTTTAGATAAAAATGCCTTATCTTCTTTACTTAAACTAGTACCCTCAATAGACATAAAATGACATTCTTCTAATATTTCATCCTTTTTAATATTTTCTTTAGCAAAAACCCCATAACCATGAATAGGACTTTTTTTTACTTCTATCTTAGAATTATAAATTAAACTATCCATTAAAATCTTACTGTTCCCTTAAATGCTGGATTTTTATACCAAGGCAAACCCTCTCTACCTTTTTGTATTTCATTCCAAGTATCATAATCATATTCAATACCATTTAAGTGATACTCTTTTTTTCTTTGCTGTTCATTAATAAGTGCAGGTCCTTCCATATTATGAAGTACGGCTCTATCACCAAAATCCAAAACATGTGCTATTGTTTTAGAACCATCTTTTTCTATTCTATATACTCTTCTTACTTTAGTTTTTGGATTAACTGATTTTTGAACTTTATCTAATTGTTCTCTTCTTGCTTGTTCAGCGTTTATTTGGTATTTATTCATAATTTAAAATTCTATATTTTCTATAAAGTCTGGATATTTTTTTATTTTTTCTTTATGATCTTCATCTATTAATAATGCTTCAGCAACATATGTACCTTGAGCTCCTGATACTGTAATACCTCTTGCTGACAATGCATCACCTACAAAATGTACATTAGGAAACCTAGTAAGACTTAAATCTTCGTAATTAACTAAAGGTTCAGGTGATAAATACTTTACTTCAGGCATATAAATACCCCAATCTTTACCTAATGTTGGGAATACTTTTTCCATATCTTCAATAAATTCGTGAATATATGAAGCATAATCACCAATAGCTTCCCATAATGGATCCATACTATTTACAACGTGTGTTTTCACGTAATCACCTTCTGATGTTTTTGAAGGTACTCTTTGTGATGGTGAATAAAATAAACCTACACCTTCATGTTGTAATTTTTCTACTGCTGCTCTTGACCAATCAAATGGTTTATCTATACCTCTAATTTCCATTAAAATACCAAAGTTAGTCATATCATTTCTGTATGATTCATCTTTTTTAGCATGACCATTATAACTTATATCTCCATAAGTGTGTTCAGCAGCTACATAAGCAGCATTATTATTAGTACAAAATGATCTTAATGATACACCTTTATCATCATATTTTCTATACAATTTAAAATCATAAGACACATCAATTAATTTTTGAAAGTGTTTTTGTGGTGCTTCAAAACGTACTCCAATTTGTACTGATTTAGGTTCTGTAGGTAATTCATATCTTTCTGCTAGTTGTTTTCCAAAATCAATACCTGATTTACCTACACCAAAAATAAGTGTATCATAATTAAAATAACCATAGGGTTGACCTTCTGGCTCAATAAATGCTTGTTGTGTTTCAAAATTAATATCTACTACTTTAGTTTCCCAAACAAACTCTACACCATTATCAACTAAATAATCATACCAATTCTTTCCAATTTCATGTAAGTAATCTGTACCAACATGCCATACTGGGAATAATCGTAAACCAAAATATGGTTTGATAAAGTCAGGTTCTGCTACTGGATTAGAACATTGTACTTCTTCTGGTTTAGGATGGAATCTTTTAAAATTATTAATAACTTGATCCATTAATTCCATTGCCTTTTCGTCTCCACAGTATTTAGATAACTGACCACCTATTGAAGTGTGGTAAGTTAATTTACCGTCAGACCAACCACCAGCACCTAACATACCTGTCATTACTTCTTCAGGTAATCTATCATATGGATTTTTACCCATATCAATAATAACAATATTACCTTCAAAATTATTGTCTACTAATTTAGTTGCTGCGTTTATACCTGCAACCCCTGCTCCTACAATTACTACTTTAGTCATACTTGATTATTTTTAGTTAATATACAAAAAAAAGTAGCCCAATCCAAGGATTGGGCCACAGCTCCATAATTATTTTTTAAGTCGTCCGGCTATGAATCGGACTAAATGTTTTTAGCAATTACAATTATCATTGCATTTTTCTATATTACACCATCCAAAACATAAGTTTCTAAACGATAACGCATATATTAAATCACAAATAAATTTTTTCATAATTTTAGTTTTTAAATTCAAATAAATTTTCAATATCATCAAAACTTAAACCAGCCATTTCTTCTTCATTTTCTTTAAACATCCCTTTAACAGCACCTGTACCTTTACGAATATTAGCTATAATCTGAAGAGCATATATAACTAACTTTAATGCTATTAAAATCATTGCTATATTAAGAACAGTACTTGGATCCCCCCAAATAATATCCTTATTAAGACTAAAAAGACCACTACTTTCTATACTAGCTCCTGCGATTATTTTATATGCAGATCCAAGTAAACCAAATATTATAGAGTTTTTTAAACTAGGGATAATTTTTGAAATTGATTTTAACTTTTCAGGATCATTAGTAGCATTATTAGCTATTGTTTTTATTCCATTATAAGCTTTAGTAGCTATATTTTTAAGTTTTTCTGCGTTTTCGGGATCTGTAACTTCTTTTTTAATAATATTATATATTTGTTTTGACTGAGATTTACCAACAGAAATAGCTTTACTTAAAGCAGGTTTAATTTTATCTCCTATGTCACTTAGAGTATTTTCTTCTATATTTTCATATAGTGGTTTACCATATTTATTTTCAGTGACCCATTTTATGTAATTAAAATCCCCCACTTTATTTCTTTTTTCTTTTTTCAAATGATCGACCACCAAAATAGGCACCAATCACTGTAATTAATACTAGCTGTAATAAATCTGTCCATTTTTCTTCTACAACGAACTGAATTGTTCCAGCATCAATGAATATCATTAAAACCGTTGAAACTACTAAAAATATAAGAATCATTGGTCTAACATTTTTACTTAACCATGAATCAGAATTCATATCAGCTTTCCAACGGTCTGTAATGTTTTTTTCCATTTCAACCTCGTAGTTAGCAATTAGTTCTTTAATTTTTCTTTCTGCTTCTAGTTTTTCTTCTTTTGATGTAGTTAAATCATCTAAGACTCCTCCTACACCTTTTACTAGATCAGCTGCTCCCCCTGAAAATAACTTTGTTAATATACTCATAACATTTTATTTTTATTTTTTTACTATTCTTGGGTTTTCATTATCTAAAATATAATTAGCTAAGCCTGTTAGTTCTTCAATTTTTTCATCTCCCCTAAACTTAGTTAAATATTTTAAATTTTCAACATCCCTTTTATCTAACTCATAAGCTGGGTTTTCATTTTCATTTAATGATTTAATTCCTGCTAGTTGTTGAAATCTTTCATTTAAATTTTCTTTTACCATTTTACTTTATTTTTGGTTTGTTTTTCTATAATTTTTATACCAGTCTTCCCAGTCTCTAAATAACATATTACCTTTTAAATAGGCTTCCATTTCCATTTTTCTCATATGTTTATCATCTTGAGCATACGTAGGTGAAGAAGCATCTCCCATTTCTAAATCACCTCTTTCATTTTGATGGTGATGAACTAATTCATGAGAAAATGATCTACAAATATCTTTTGGGTGTCTATCAGTAATATACAATACAATAGACATACTTGATGGGTTATAGTAAGCTGTTTTACCAAGTATATTGTCTGCGTTGGTTTGATTATGACGTAAA